GGGCAACTCCAGTTGCTCAGAGGCGTGATACCACCGCCAATCCCTAACCGATACCAGATCCCGGTAGGCATGAAACAAGGCCTGACGCAAGACCCTATGCTCTTGGTCTTGGGCACCACCGCCAGTGGTGGACATCAGGTATTCGATTACGTCTAGGGCTGTGTACATGACTAAGTGTGGGCTGTTCCCCCTAGAACCGAATCTGCCTAGTTCTTCTCTTCCGATTCCGGCACGCCAGCAGCCGTCCGCTGCCTTGCCCACTCAGCACGGTCTTCGCCCTGCCACACAATCGAAGCACCGGCCCCGACATACAAGACCTGCTCGGGCGTGAGTTCAACAGCGAACGGGTCGCCCGCTGGGGTACGCAGCACGAAGTAGGTGGTCCGCTCTGGGTATGCGATCTCCGTCATCAGACTGTCCCTCCGTCAGTGATCGTCCAGCCAAAGGCAATCAGGGACTGCTTGGCAGTTGTGCCTGCACCGCTGGACTTGGAATTGCCAAACGAAATGGCGTATGGCGTCTTGAATCGCACCGGAGCCAGCCGCCGGTTATTCCAATCCGTCAGCGTGTCGTTGTAGGCGTCCGTTGGCAGGCTAAAGTTTCCACCGAGGCTTGTGGGCGTGACGGCATTCGGCCCAATTGTCCAGCCAGTGAGCCTCTGATTGAACTTTCCGCATCCGGCGTAGATGCCCTCGAAGTGGGTGGTCGTCGGCCCGATCTCAATGTCGGATGACGTAAGTTCCGGGCATCCACTGAAGCAGCCGTTGATGCTGAGCAGACGGGATGTGTCTAGGCCAGAAAAGGTCTTGAGGGAGCGGCAGTTTCTGAAGGCTTGGATCATCTGCACGGGGCTTCCGCACTCACTAAAATCTGCGTACTCCAGTGCGATGCAGTTCTCGAAGGCAAGACCCCAATCCTCCGAAGAAGGCAGGTTCAGTCGGGTTAAGCCATTTTCATTGCTCAAGACCGCAGACAGAGACACGCACTCCCTAAACAACGAACTGACTTCCGTAGCAGCGGGGGCATCTATGTAGGGGCATTGATCGAGCGACCGGCAACCTATGAACATCGCCGTCATGTCGATGGCCGAGGGGAACGAGTAGGAAGTTTCCCCCGACAGCGCGAGGCAGGTTTCAAACATAAACCGGACGGACTCAGCGGCGGGCAGGTTCAGAGCAGGCCAGACCCGCATGGCCGAGCAGTTGCTAAACATACGATCCGCATTTACAGCGACAGGGGCACTTATTACCTGCCGCACGGTCATGGAGGTGCAGGATTCAAACATCCCGAACACGCTCGTCGCATTCGACAGGTCAAACGCCACTGGCTGATTGAAGGACGAGCAGCCGCTGAAAATACCTGACACGCTGGTGACGGCAGAGGTGTTAAAGAACAGCGGTTGATTGAATGAGCGGCAGTTCCTGAACATCCCGTCCATATTGGTGACGGTTAGGGGCGGTGCCGGAACGTGCATATTCATAAAAGAGGAACCGGAGAACGCTTCGGCCAGCGAAGTCAGTCCGGTGTCGCCCCACGACAAGCAGCCGACCAGCATGGGACCGGCTGTGGATATGCGCGATACCGTGCCCCGAATGTGGACAACGTACAGCCCATCGGCGGCGTAAGTGTGCGTGGGCGAGTCATCGGTCACCGTCTCCTGCGGTGAGCCGTCACCCCAATCCACGACAGCATTCAGAGCCGCAGTTCCATTGCGGAGCGGCAGGGTGACGGTGGTGTCCCCAGTGCCGTCGTAGGTCGTGTCAAAGGCAAAGGCCAATGCAGTTGGGTCGAACTGCACAATACGGCCATCGGGCAGTGATCGCAGGCCGGTCAGGTCAAGGTGCAGCAGGGAGTCGCTGCCCGTGCGGAGGGCGTTGTTCGGATCGGCACTGGGCGTGCTGGGGCCTTCAGGCCCGATCAGGCTGTGCCAATCTGCACCGTCGAATATCTGGACGGACTTAGCCATTGAGGCTCCCTATCAGTTCAAGTGTTGTCGATCCAGATGGCACCGGGCCGGGTCGGCGTCGGCTGCGAAGCCTGCACGAACACCTCGATGCTCTCGCCGTCATTGCCGGGGTCACCCTTGGCACCGTCCGCACCGGGTGCCCCGTCCGCACCGGGAGTACCATCGGCACCGGGGGCACCGTCAACTCCGGCGTCACCCTTGGGGCCAATGAGGGATACCCATGCGGTTCCTGTCCAAATGCTTGCCGATGCCATTCCTGCTTACTCCTTAGGGTTGAAACCAAATCGTTCCGGGTTTGGGATTGCTGGGAGCGGTGGCCTGCTCCACCACCACGATTGACTCGCCGTCCTGTCCGTCTGCACCAGCCGGGCCAGCAGGGCCTTGGGGGCCGGGCGTACCGCCACCACCGCCTCCGGTGGAGACCGGAACCCAGTTCGCGCCGTCCCAGTAGTTGAGCGTTGGCATTGGTTATTCGTATGCGGGGTAGGAGATGCCGTCGAGCCAGACAGTGTTGAGTGCGTTGTCGCAAGAAATGCCGACTTGCCGGTTAACCTGAAAGGTTGCGTACCCGTAGTAGCGACCGGCCGGGCTGGTGTTTTTACACGCCAGCGGGATCACCATTTCCCGAGGGGGTGGCGGGATCGTTGCGGGAAGTTGGAAAGCGTTGGCGATGTATCCCGACCCTATCGACTTCACCACCTCGCCTCGCAGATAAACCACGCCGTTCAGAACCTTTGCCTGCGGGGTAGATGCGGCAGACCCAGCGTTGACCATATTTGTCCACGGCACATCGGCGGGGATAGTCTTGCCACCCGACATCATCTTCTTGACTTCATCCAGCACCGATTGCTTGAAGGTGGCTAGGGCCGGATCATTGATCGACGGTGAGCCGAGCGGGTTGATAGCCGCCAGCCTGTCATCGACCTGCTTGCGGGAGTACAAGAACAACGCCATCTGGTTGTCGAAGTCGGCCTTGCTGAACGCTTGGTCAATTCGCATGAAGCGGTCATCGGTTTGCTTCTGCGTGTAGTACCTGCCGTCCGACTCTGCACGGGTGTAGATGCTGTCGAAGATGGCCTGTGCCTGCGCCTGAAGCAGCGTGACGGCTTCCTTTCGGGCGTACTGCACATCGGCATCGACAATGGTGACGTAGGGGGAAAGATCGACCGCCGGTGCCGCCTTGGACTCCAGCGACTCCACCCTTGGCAGGAGTGCATTGAGCGGATCGAGGTCGGACTTTAGGACGAGGTAGTCATTGACCAAGCCCTGAGTGAAGACCAGACGGGGGCCATAGCCTTCACCAGTATCGGTGTAGGTGAGTGCCACCGGAGGCAGAAGGGAGTCGCCAAACCCAATAGCCTGAACGGTAGCGGTCTTGGCAAGGAGAGCCTGCTCGTTGTCCTGCTTCCGGGCGTAGCGTTCATCCGATTCGGCACGGTCGCAGTAGTCCGACAGGTCAACCACACCCCCGCCGCCGGTAAGGGCGAACAGGTCAACCATCTGGGGATTGTCGAAGGGCTTATCCAGTTCGGCACTGGTAAACCGCATCCACTTGCCGTCTGAGTCACAAGTGACAAGCGTGGACGGGTTCTGGGTTGTGGGCTGGCCCGTGCTGCTCTTGACGATCCTTGCCACCGAGCGGATCGGACCCTGCACCACTACCGTAGTCTGGTACTCCTGCCTCACGACAGAGATGACGGTTGCGGCGTCCTTGTAGTAGTGCAGGCCGTCAGCCAGACCCTTGTAGGCATCCTCGACACCGCTGGGGGTCGGGAAGGTCGGCTGCGGGATCGGGCCATCATGGATGGTGATGGACGATGGCGAACCACCAGCCCCGGAGCCGATCCATCGGCCATTGCTGTAGACGTAGAGAGCCTTGGCATCAGACATAAGCCGTTGCTCCGTCTAGCGTGACATGGGTGATCTTGCCGCCGATGGGGCAGATGGAGAGCCTGCCAGTGGTGCTAATCTGGTAGGCAACGGGCTTGAACGCCACGCCAAGTTCCTTGCCTACCAAGATGCCCTGATAGGCAACGTCGGGCTTCGGGAAAGATGCTGGCAGAGCGCGAACATCGGTGTACGAGCCAGTTGCCGAGTTCGTGTAAACGAGTTCACCCCGCAGCGTGATCTGGCCGTTGCGGAGGCGGGCCTCGATCAGGCCGGAGCCTGCGACGTTGGTGGTGGGCGTCCAGTTGATGTCTGGCGGGACTTCCTTGCCACCCGACATGGTCTTACGGACAAGGGCCACAACCTGCTGCTCGGTCAGGCCGGGGTTCTGCGAGATGGCACGGGCAACCTCCGCATCAATGTCCTCTCGCGTAACCAATGGGCCTGCGACCACGCCAGCCAGCCACAGGTCACCGTCCTTGCAGCCAGTAGGCTCGGCGTCCTGCTCGAACACTGCGGGGAGGTCTTCTGTCTTGGCGTACCCATTAAGGTCAACCGGGCCGGCAGGCAGGTTCGCCAGCAGTTGATCTACTTCGGCATCTGTGTAGTAACCGACAAGCCCCTTCGTGTAAGCCCACGAAGAGGTGCTATCGGTTCTGGTCGGTGGCTGGCGGTCTGGGGCTGGCATTATTCGTCCGCTACAAGGAGGAGGTACTTCTTGCCGCCAATCAGGACAGGAATAGCCCCGGTGATGAGTGGCTGATGGAATGTCAGCCCGTCAGCGGACAGGCCAATGGGAGTGCCATCGGTCTGCGTCTCCACCATGGCCCCGTCAAACACGATGGGCGAGTCTTCTGTGAACACCCCACCAGCCGTAACCGGGGTGTTGTCAGCGGTGTTGACCCACAGGGCGTCACCAGCCGGAGCCGGAGGTGCGGTGTCGGAGGTGAAGACCTGCGGCTCAGACGAACCGCCAGACCCGGCAATCGGAACCCACGCCGTTCCGTTCCACACGTTGAGTTCAACGGCATTGGCTGCGGTGACGGGCCTTATCCAGATGTCTCCAGTGCGGATGGCCGTTGGTGCGGTATCTGACTCAAAGACAGTGACTGATTCGCCGTCAACTCCGTCAGTTCCGGGCTGTCCGTCTTGCCCAGCGGGGCCTTCTGGCCCACGGATCGGTCCAGCAGGGTTCCACTTGGTGCCGGTCCAGACATAACCGTCGCCGGGCTGTGATCCTGCTGGTGCTGTCGGGGGGAGCGGGTCACCGAGAATCCAAAGGTCACCGATCTCAGGGACGCCAGCAGGGGGCCAAACATCGGCCTCGCCTTTGACCTGAATGCCTTTGCCCGGGGGTCCGGCGGGTCCGGGTAATCCCGGCTGGCCTGCTGGACCACGGGACAGGAGGTACGGCAACTCCGACCAGCGGGTGCTGCCGGTGCCGATCTTCAGTTTCCCGGTGGGGTAGCCAATCTCGTAGCCGAACTCACCTGATTCAAGAACGGGATCGTTCTTGGACCAGTTCTCGGCAGAGTCCTGACGAAGGCTGATCCGCTGGGCGACCCGCTCATAGGAGTCGGCTGGGTTCAGGCCTTGGGCTACGCCAGAACGGTGGCTCGGTGGAACTAACGACATAGTGGGTCCTCACCCCTTTTATGTCGCCCTCTGCTTGAACCGAGGCACATGCTTGGATTTGACCTTGGCAATAGCGTCCTTCATGGACATGGAAGGGTTCTTGGCAATCTCCTTCTTGGCCAGTTCTTTGGCGATTCGCGGGTTCAGGTCTTTCCTGATGGGGGCCTCTTCGCGGGCTTCGATGTCCACGATTCCCCTGACCTGAAGGTTTCTTTCCTTGGCGACCCGCCTCACATCGGCAATGTCGGAGACCCATGCCTTGGGGTCACAGTGCCCCAACTTGTTGGCCAAGCCGCTCATGTACTGCTTACCGCTGATGTCTATGCCTGCTGCCTTAGCCTCTCGGACTATCCTTCTGGCCTGATGGACGGGGAGGTCATCGAGCCAGTTGCCGTCGAGCCTGCCCTGCTGGAAGGCCCGGTCTGAGCCCTTTGTGCCGGGCGGCTGCTGAAGGGCGACCATGGCGGCAAACTTCTCGCCGTGACCTTCAGCCAACACCTTCAGGTAATGGTGCTGAACATCGGGGGAAGCATTGGCAATCTCGAACGGCATGAACGGCTTAATCACCCTCCACCTCCTCCACCATGGCTGCCGGACTGAACAAACTGCTGGTTGACCCCAGACGGAGAAGGGGCCTTCGGGTTCTTGGGTGCGGCTGTCTTCTTGCCGGAAGAAGCCAAGGCACGAATCAGGTTGCTCACGGGTTCAACTCCCGTGGGACCTGAGGTGGCGGCCCTTCAGGTGGCGGCCCTTGGGGTGCCCCACCGCCGCCGTCACCGGGAGGAGGTCCACCTTCGCCCGGAGGAGAAGCGTTGGGGGCCACGGGAGGCGGCGGCGGGGGCTTGGGCACAAGGAACTGCTTGGAGTCAATGTCGAGGCTCTTGGCCCACTCAGTGATGAGGGCATTAAACGGATCGACAACACCCATCGGAATCAGGCCCTGTAGGACCGGGCCGAGGGTTTGCAGGGCCATTTGCATCTGCTCGACCCTGCCAGCCTTGTTGGGCTTGCGTGCAGAACCAGCCTCAATCCTGTAGTCGTACTCGCGGGCCAGTGCATTGATGTCCAAGTTCTGGATCATCTCCTCCCACACTTGGGCACCAAGCGGGCCAAGCACGGGGGCGATGTCTCGGGGGTTCAGGAGCCACCGGGCTGCTAGTGCCTCCTTCCTTGCCAACATGGACATGGCATCTTCCAGTGCATTGGCCATGTCATCAGGTCTTACTGAAATCTGCTCGGACTTGACCTGCGCCTCGGCAGCACTACGAAACTGGTTACGGGTCATGCCATAGACAAGTTCCGTCAGTCCGACTCTTTTGTCGAACATATCCATAACAGCCTGCATGATCTGCCATATGTCTGGCGTGACCTGCGGCATCTGGAAGACAGACACAATGTCGTTGACCGACCGGCCAAGGGTCTCGGACAACTCCAGCAGCGAGAATCCGTTCTCTTCGTGCTTAAGAATCTGGTCCTTGATGTCATCCCCGGCTGCCTTGGCGACACCCACCACGGTCTTGCAGGACACCATGAGGCGTCCGGCAAGGAAGGAAATTGCCCAGTTCAAGAATTTGAGTTCCGCCAGACCCGGCTTCAAATGGCTGATCGGCCAGATGTACCCGGGCTTTCGGTGGAACTGGAGCGGAGTCCAAGGCCAGCACGAAATGTCGGCATAGAACGGGATCGGCCACCGGGTCTGGGTGAACAGGGTGTTCGGCAGGCCAGACTCGTCCGGCGGCTCAAGGGCGATCTCTTTGGGGCAGTTCAGCGGGTAGTCCACCCCTTCGGCCACCACGACGTAACAGTTCTGCCCGAGGGAATCGAACATCCCGGCGAACTCTTTGGGTGCCCCCTTCAGGGTGTGACCAAAGCCAGTCTTGCTGTAAATCTTCCAGTAGACGATCAGGTCATTGGTCTTGCCGTTACGCTTCTTGGTCTTGTACTCCCGCTCTTCTTCTGCGGAACGGGAAACGTGGCTCTCCAAGTGGCCCTTCAGGTCATCCCTGTTGAGCCCGTACTTTCTGGCCACCTCGTCAATGGGGTGGATGCAGCGGCGGGCACACCACAGGATGTCCTCCTGCTCGTCCGCATCCGGGTCCATGAGCAGGTTGTCTACCGAGTCGGCAAAGGACCCGACAATCCCAACTGGGTCCTCGCCATCGGCACCGGGGAGTTCGACCAGTTCGGTCCACCACACCCCCATGCCCTTGATGATCCCCTCGTCCACAACCCTGCGGGAATGCTCCTTTAGGTTTAACTCGACAGGGGTGTAGTTCAGGTAGGACTCGACCAGAGAACTGATAGTTCGCCTTGTCTCCTCGATCATCCCGATCTGCTGGGATGCCTGAATGAACTGCTGAATCCTCGGGTCCTGCATGGGCTGGCCCGTCTTGGGGTCAACCTGCGGAGGGGCACTTGGGTCGATCCCTAGGGCTGTGGGTGGGATGACAGGAAAGGTCTTGGGGGTTACCGTCCGCACCGGGTTACGGGCATAGATAACCGAGCCAAACAGTTTTACGGCCTCGAACGCCTTGTTGATGCAGAACCTGAACGACGGCGGGGCAATCTTGGAGATAGGGGCCTCCTTGCCCGTACCCCCTTGGCCGTTCTTCCAGAACCAGTCCCCGTGCCCGTCATAGAAGTTCATGCACTCCTTGGCGTCCTCACTGAAAGGACGCTTGTGCTTTTCGGCCTGCTTGATCTTGGAGAGCCAAGACGAAGAGATAGACCTGAGGGCGTCCTCCATCTTCTTTTGGGAGATGGCGTCCTCTGGCAACTCTGGCAGGCCGCCTTCGGCACCCTCAATCGGCAGTTCGGGGGCTAGTTCGTCCATCAACGGTATCTCTTGCAGGCGTAAAACCGGCCATCTCGACCACGGGCAACGCCTTGGTCGATCACTGACATACCGCTGCGGGAATAGCAGCAGTTGGACAACGCCTGCTCTGGGGTCATCCCCATGCCGACGCCTTCGTATCCCGAGTTCCCGCCGAGGTGAGCCATGACGCCACGCTCGGCCATGATCTCAGCCACCCCCTGTGCCGTGCTGGTGTTCCAGCGGGGCATGATCTGGCACTTTCCCGAGGGGCAGTTAGAGGCGACCCCGGTGGTCTTGCGGGGCTTGGCGTTTGCCTGACCCGACAAGGCACAAAGGACGAGTGCAATAAGTGGAAGACGTTTCATCACTGCACCTCCTTCTTGACGTTCTTGGCCGCCTCGATCTTCTGCTTGGTCATCAGGCTGGCCAGTTCTTTCAGGGTCTTCGTGTTCGGGTGCAGGTCATAGGCACCCCACTTGCCCCACGCGGCGGCAGTGTCGTTCTCTTTCCAGAACGGGTCATCCCGGTGACGGACGGATGGCTTCTCGACAAAGCCAGCGTTTTCCGCCCAGCACAGGATATTTATGGTCTGGGAACCCGGCTTGCGTGACACCCAGCCCATGACAGGGTCTTGGGGTGCAAAGGGGTTTGAGTACCAAAGGACCATGTCCCCGACCATAAGGTCAGGGGTAGAAAAACTTGGCATTTGCTCCTCCAAAAGCCATGTAAATGTCGGGGTTCACACCGACCAACATGATCTACAAGAGGGAAACGCCAGAGATCAACGGGCATCCGCTATGCCACCCATGTCTCGGTGTATGAGTTTGGGGCTAAGTAAACAACGCCGCCCGTGCCCTTTGCTTTGTCCCGCTTCTCTTTCCATGACCACCACCAAGGCTGCTCGACCTGCTGCTCGGGCTTGTGGTAGGCGGGTTCGTAGGAACACAGGTAACGGACGCAGTCCACCAGATGGAACTCGCCACGCTTGTTTGGCTCGTCCGTCACCACCGATGTCCCGGCGACGTAGGCCACCTTCTTCTTGTACCTCTTCATTTCCCTTTCGAGATTAGGCATGGTTCCACGGAGATACCTTAGCCTTGCAGTTCCACATGCCCGTATATGAAGCATATTGCGGACTGCCTGAAGACCGGCCAGAACATCGTCTGACCCCGGGATGAAACTGGACCCGGTGACTCGGGACCTCACGTTCAGGGCCGACAACTGCTCGGTGTACTGGTCCTGCGGGCTGCGGCCTGAACCAATGTCGGTCAGGCGGGCACCGTGGGCGTCGATCAAGAAGGCGTGAAACTGCTTGCCCTGAACCTTCCGCAGGAACTCTTGGCCAAAGATGATGGCGTTGCAGTTGCGGATATAGAGTTCGTCGTAGAGCAGGATGAACTTCTCGTCCGGGGGGACAGCCGCGAACAGGACGGCGGTGATGGCGTGCCCGGGGTCGATGACCGCATACCGGCACCAGTCATCAGGGACTTGCCCGCCCGGAAAAATACTTGAATCAAACCCGTGGATCGACGGACTCCAGTTGGGGTAAACCAAGATGGAGTCGGTGATGAACTCACCCTCGGACCTCTGCCTGAGAATGTCATCCCCGACAGCCGACCACCGCTCGATCATTTTCCGCTTTTCGTCTTGGTCGATATGGGGATTGTCCAGAAACCGGAAGACGAACCGCCGGATGTCCTTGGTGTTGCCCTGCTCCTCGGCCTTTTCGGCCCGCTCATTCAGGCCTATGAGGGCTTCATTCTTCGAGTGCGGCATAGCAGACCAGTTAAACAGGCCCTTCCTGTCGGCTAGTCTTGCCTGCATCTCTGGGACCCATGCCTCGTTGTTTAGGTCCTCGTCTATATGAACCCTATCTGCTTGGAAGCCTTGGGGTGGGTCTCCCTCTGAGGAGAAGCAGTAGATGGTCCAGCCGTTGACCAACTCGCAGGAGTTCAGGTATCCGGCTGACTTCAAGACCCACGAATAACTTTTAATCATCCGGGGCGGGATCAGGGGCGGTGCTGGCTTTGCCTCGGCAAGCCTGCTGGCGTCTGCAACCGGGTCAAAGGCACGGAACTGGCCGGTCTGCTCGTCCCGAATGATCTTGAAGGCCCCGGCCTTAAACAGATATGGCACAACAACTAGGCCAATGTGCTTCCAGTTCTGGCCGATGATGACGAGGTTGCCGCCCTCCTTGCGGTACTTGCCCTCGACGGGATGGGTGCCAGTGGCGGCCCACGCATCCTCAATGAACGTGGCTAAAGACTTGCCGCTGTTGTGATGAAGGACGCCGCCCGCAAAGTAGCACTCGGTGTCTTCGACTGTGATGTCCCAGATTTTTCCTTGCCCGATTAGGCGAACGGAGGTAATACAAACAGATTCCCTCCAATCAAGAGATGCCGATGCCAACGAAAAGAAATCCGGTTCTTTGGGACTTTGATCTTCTTCGCCGTCTTTATGAAGACGAACTCCTGACCGTTGAGGAAATCGGCGTTCGTCTTGGCGTGTCAGGAAAGGTTGCCAACAAAGCCTGCCGCCGTGCTGGTGTTCGGATGCGGCGACGAGGGCCGCTATCTGGGAAAGGCCATCCCTGCTGGAAAGGCGGCGTGACAACTGACAAGTCTGGCTACGTCCTTCGGTACAAGCCGAATCACCCCTTCTGCAATGCAGGCGGCTACATCCGAGAGCATCGACTTGTGATGGAGCAAAAACTGGGAAGGACCCTTCTGCCGCTGGAGGTTGTCCACCACAGGGATGATGACCCGTCGAACAACCATCCAGACAACCTTGAACTGTTTGCGTCAAACCGCGAGCATCTGGCCGCAACCCTGAAAGGCAAGTGCCCTCAGTGGTCGGAAGAGGGAAAAGCAAGGATTGCCGTTGCAGTGCGTCGGCCACGGAAACCCACCCTTCGGACGAAAGCACTCGATGAGCAAGAGTCGTCCGAATCGTCTGGCCGTTCGACAGCGTGACTTCCCAAAGATCGCCATAGCCCTTGACGAAAGGACGGCAGGCTGACTTAACCACCACGCCGCTGCCGTCCCAAGACAAGACATGAAAGTCTGAGTCTATTTCATCAACCCGGATGGTGCGGTCGAGAACGGGGTCGTAGAGTTCTTGGCTGCCGTCAAGACACCGATTGCCCCCGATTACCAGCGTTTCACTGGACAGGCACTGATGAAACTCCAACTGCCTCGGGGTTGGCTTGTATAGCCTCAAGGCTTCGATCCGCCTCTCGTTCAACTCGCTCTGCAAGGTCCGCAATTCGTCCCGCTGGAACGAGGATATGCTCTGGACCGTTGGCAGCGGGGGCATGGGTGATTGCGGCTGCTTCTTCTTGCGGGGCATTGATGTACCTCATTCCTCCGTAGGTCAGCACGGCCTGCTCCAGCCGCTTGTTGATCTCGGTCTCCAGTTCCTCCTCGGAGTACAGGTCGATTGGCTTCTTGGCCCCGCCCTGCTCGGTGTTCTTGGAGGCCAGCCGGACAACCATCTCTAAGATGGAGTTCCTGATCCGGCCCCCCGGGGGAGACTCGAAATACTGCTTCATCACCAGATTGGCGAACCCGTTGGTCCCGCCAAAGTTGTGCATGATCGACTCAAGCAGTTCCGCCGTGTGCGGGATGCTAGAGCCCCCCGATACCGACCGGGAGATGTAGGCATCGACAGCCTTGGCCTCAATGGTCTTGAGTTTGGCCTGCCGCTTCTTCTCTGCCTTGCACTTCTTGCAGTTGAACTGGTAGGTGGACTGGGTGCCGGGGACCCGGGGGAAGAACTTGGGCAGGAGCGGCAAGACCTTCTTGCACTGCTCACACTGCCTCGTCTGCGGCTTTGGGAGTTCGTCCATTACTGGCGGTCCAGTTGGGTGATTGAGTCGATCATCGGGCTCGGGGAAGTGCCCTCTGCCAGCATCTGCTGCTGCACTTGCCGCAGATAGTCGCCCTTGGCTGACCGAAGTAGCACACTGGCCATGGACGGCCCCTTGAGGTAGTCCTCGAACGAGCCGGTCATGTCATCGGTGAGGTTGGTGTTCTGCCCGGTAAGCAGGTACTGGATCGCCTGCTTTTCCTCGGGGGACATCTCCTGCGGCCTTGCCCTCATCACCCGGATTCGATTGCTCACGGGAATACCCCTATTCGTTTAGTGCCAGCAGGGCGATAAGCATCAGGACTAGGAGCCAGACCAAGGACTGGACTAGCCCCCGAGTCACGGGCGGGGGAGACGGTGTCCGTACCGTCTCCCCCGCCCGGTTGTCAGCATGGCCCCTCCCAGAGCCGCTGAACTCAGTTGGCGTCATACGCCTTCATCACGGCTTCCTGCTTGGCCTCCTGAGTTGCCGCGTCGGCAGCCTTCCGGCTGAACTTGGCAGCCCGATGGCCCAGCACGGCAGCCTTCTTGGTGGCACGGGCCTCACGGTTGGCATCCTTGAACGCCGACCGAAGGCTGACGGACTCGGCAGGAACCACGACCGTCTCCTCGACCACAACAGCCGGGGGAACGACCACAACGGTCTCCTCGACCACGACGGGGGCCTTGGCGACCTTCTTACCGTGGCAGTCGCCCGCATGGACAACAGACGCACAGGCACAACCGAGGACAAACGAAAACGACAGGATCAGGCACTTCTTCATCATCCACCAACCTTTCTTTGGTTACTCGAAAACTTGGGTCCAGAAAATGGCTCGTCCGCTATTGACGGCACCAACCCCGATGGTTGAGTACCGACCGTTCAGGATGTTGGCTCTATGACCGCGACTGTTCATCCACGCTTGCATGACTTCTTGGGGAGTGTCTTGTCCATAGGCGACGTTCTCCCCGTAACCCATGCGGGAATGGTGCATCCGGCTTTTGGCTTGGACATGGCTCCAGTTGCGGGCATCGCTCATCATCTTGGGGTTTATCTTTAACGGCTGAAGGCCCCGGGAAGTTCTTTCTGCGTTGGTCAGCCGAACCACCTCAATCTCGAAGTCCGTCCCGATCCGGGGCGGGCACTGTGTCTTGCAGGGGGCCGGAGGGACAACCTTGGTCCCGACCACCCAGAAGGCCCAAAGCAGGAGCAGGGCGGCAAGAACTTTGGCTCTTCCCATACCTGCACGCTTTGGATGCTATTTGCCGAACAGGGCGTTCTGCTGGGGTGCTGGGACCGAAGCGGCCTCTCCGTACACGATGGCAATGACCAAGTCCTTGCAGAGTTTGGCCGCGACCGTGTGACCTTC